GAAGGTAGTAGAAGGTGACATACAAAAGCAATTTAAAGTTGGCAGAACAAGCTATTTAAAGGCAATGAAATGTCTTAGAGATGCTGAGTTATACGCTGTTCAAAGGTTAAAGAATGATGCTAACCAGTTCGTTGGAAGTATCTTTCATATCTACGAAGTTCCCACAAGTACGGATTTCCACACTGATGGAGAACCACACTTACGGGATGCCACACGTATGGAAACCCATACCGATATTAAAGAGGAAGAGATTCCTACAGAAGAAGAGATTAGTAAAGAAGACAAGACATGGTTAGAAAATATTCGTTGGGAAAATTTTTATAATTTATATCCAAAGAAAGTTGACAAGATGGAAGCTGAAAAAGTTTTTAAGAAATTGTCTTATGAAAAACAATGTAATGCAATACTTGATATGGAGTGTAAGAGATATAAAAACAGGAAAAAGAAATTTATACCTAGTCCAGCAAAGTATTTAAGAAGAGAACTTTGGAATGATGAGGAAGATGAAGTAGAAATTACATCGCATCATCAGATTAGTTCAATGGTCAATCAACAAGCAGAAGTTAAACAGCTTAGTCAAGATGAGATTAGGAGGTTAGCAAATGCACACTAAAGAAGAAAAGCTAGACCACGCATATTATGCTAATGAGATTCTTTGTAGATTAGAAACTCACTATGGCAATTTACCTAAAGTTTCTGAAACTGTTAGACCTCAAGATTCATTGACAGTAGCAAGACAAAAAGAATTAACTAGGCAGTTGCAGCAAATGACTAACGCAGAAGTATATTCTTGGCATATTGCTTTAGATAATATTTTTAAAAGAGGTGAGCATTGGTGTCCAAATATTGCTGAAGTATGCTTTGAAATGAGGGCAGCTGTAAGAGGTATGAAGGAAGACAAGCCTATTGTTAGGATAGAGCATACAGCTCAGACTGATTTTGCTGGTATATGGAGTAATACACCAGAAGTAGACCGTATGAAGTTCTTTAAAAGATATTCATACAGAGACGTTCCACCAGCTACACGCTATATTGCTACGTCATGGTTTAAAAAGAACGGTTTTACTACAGACCAAATAGAGGAAATGATTAGTGAACCTTAGAAAATACGCAAAGGGGCAACCCTGTCAAGTCATGCTACCTAATGTTTGCATATCGGGTGGTGAGAACGAGACAACGGTCTTGGCCCATCTTCCTTCATTTGGAATAGCCACTAAGAGTCCAGATTTATTGGCCTCGCATTGCTGCTGGGAGTGCCACAGGCACTTAGATGGAGCAGTGTCTCATGACTTTGACCCAGAGTGGTTAAGAGATAAATTTAACGAAGGAGTTATTCGGACTATACGAAAGTTGTATGCCGATGACATTATTAATTTTTAATAACGGAGAGAAACATGGAATTATTTAACAAAGCTAAAGCATGGGCAAAGGCTAATCCAAAGATAGCAATAGTCATTGCGTTTGTGGTTGTTGGTGTTGTTGCTAATGCTCTTGGGCTTGGCTAATGAAGCTTTACTTAACCTATTCTAAACCTGAAGTAGCCTATAGGATGTTTAGAGCCCTATGGCCCTCATTTTGGAATACGTGTAAAGGAGACAAAGCTGTGCTAATTCTTGAAGAAGATAAGTTAACTCGCTCTCAAAAACAAAACAAACTCTTTTGGGTTTGGATGCAAGTGCTTGGAGAGTTTCATGGACACCATAAAAATGAGATGGCCGAAGTATTACAGCAATCAATATTGGGTGAAACATCTTTTGTTAGTAAGCTAGATGGTGAACATATTAAAAAACATACAAGGGCAAAGCATTTAACAGTTGGTCAATTTCAAAGCTTCTTAGAACAAATTGAAATACATGCTGCTGAATATGGAGTTAGGTTGCCTTCAGAAGAGGAGATAGATAGTGATAGTTGAAATTGAAAAGCTGATGAGTAAGATTCATAAAGTTAAAAAGTTAGCAGAAGGTGGTCGCTATCTATGTAAGGATGAAATGGGTAGGAATAACTTTGAATTGATTATTCGTGAGCTAGAAGGCAACAACTGGCAGAACTGGCAAGCTGAGAATTCTAGAGAGCCAAAAACGGGTGAGTAGCATAGACGAAACAATTGATAACTTTGATGATGATGAAGCAACTGACTTTTATTTCACAGCTTTAATTGTTATTGCTGAAGAGTTCAAAATTTCTCTTAATGATGCTCATTCAGGCATTGTTGATATGAAAAAAGAAATGGATTTAATTATAGATAAACCTGAAGAACATGAGTTACATACGAAACACTAAACAAACACAAAAAGCACTAGATGATGAGTTGAGGGCAAGAACAGACCCTTTACTTCTTAAACCTATACCGATGCGGTTATCAGATATAGCTCGCTTGCCTAAAGGTATTAAGTTTGAAATTCGTTGGGGTAAACAACAAACAGTTTTATCCAGAATTGAATATTTTATTTTGGTTATGTTTTATAAAACTCGTAGGTTAATTAAACGCTGATGGATAAACAAATGCCTATCCTCATTGGGGATGGATTAAAAGACAATCAGATTAAGTTTATTAATGCTTACGTAAATAGCTATTGTAATGTGAGTAAGGCTTGTAAAGCTGTTGATATATCTAGGCAAACATTCTATGCGTGGTCAAAAGAAGCTGACACATTTAGAGAAGCAGTTGAACAAGCTAAAGAAGCACTGAAAGATAGGTGGGAAGATGAGATTAATAAACAAGTGTTTGAAGATAGAAACCCAGTAGTGTTAAACAAATTTGCTCCTATGGTTTTAAGGGATAGAGGTTACGCTGATATTAAAGATGTGAACCTACAGGGCCAGCAAGATAACAACGTGGTGATTACAGTTGTTGAAGCATTAGAGGATGAGGATGAACATTGATATAGACAAAGTTGATTTTAATATGTTGATTGATTCTTTGCCTGAAGATGAGCTAGAGCTTTTCTGTTTGTATTACAGTCCTAATATGTCTTATAAAAAAGTGGGAAATATAAAAGGTATTTCAGCTACTAGAGTAAGACAAAAATTAGCTAGAGGTCACAGACTTATTAGAAAAACACTTATGTTGAAAGCTCCTGAAATGTACGAACATATGCTTCGTACACATAAAAAACGAGACGATAAAGCAAGAGAACAACGAGAGCAAAAAAGAAAAGAAAAGTTAGAAAAGGAAGGTGAGAAGATTCATGTCTATCATCACAATGAAGAATCATGGACTAATAGAGCTAGAGAAATTTTAAAACTTGGTCATCCTTCTTCTTTATTCGCAGAAGACCTTATAAAAAAAGCAATGAATGGCGATATAGAAAGTATTAATTTGTGTATGGAAAGAATAGCTCCTGTTTATAACACTAATTCTATTGTTTATCACCATAAAGATTATTGATGAAGATTGATTTAAAGCTCACTAAAGAGTTCACACCATTCCTTGAGCCAAATCGCTATAAAGTGGTTTTTGGGGGTAGGGGTAGTGGCAAGTCTTTTTCGATAGCACAGCTGTTAGTGCTTAGAGCTTTTAAAGAACCAACGAGAATACTGTGTGCTAGAGAAATACAGCGTTCTATATCTGATTCAGTCTTACAACTTTTAAACGATACAATACAAAGATTGGGCCTAACAGACTTCTTTGACGTACAAAAGTCACAAATCATAGGAAAGAATGGCTCACGCTTCCTATTCTTAGGTTTAAGCAACAATATTACTAAGGTTAAGTCTTATGAAGGGCTAGACATTTGCTGGGTTGAGGAAGCAGAATCAGTATCTTACACATCATGGGAGACATTGATACCGACAGTGAGAAAGAAAGGCTCTGAGATATGGGTAAGCTTTAACCCTAACGATGAAATGGATGACACATATCAACGCTTTGTAGTCAATCCTCCTCCAAAAGCATACGTCAAGAAGGTCAACTACAATCAGAACCCATGGTTTCCAGAAGAGTTAGAGAAGGAAAGGCTTTATCTAAAGAATAAGAATGAAGACTTATACAATCACGTCTGGGAAGGTGAGGTGCTATCTAATCGTGATGGTGCTTACTATGCCAAGTTCATACCTAATGACCAGATTGTAGACTTCAAAGTTGAGCCTAACATTCCTGTCGATAGTTATTGGGATTTAGGTGTATCGGATTCAACCTGTATATGGCTAGTCCAACAGATTGGTATGGAGATTCGTGTCGTTGATTGCTATGAGAACCAAGGTGAGGGCTTACAGTTTTATATCAATTGGCTGCATGATTGGAGAGCAAAGCATCAGGCAGTGTTTGGTGAGCATTACGCTCCACATGATATACAAGTAAGGGAGTTAGGCACTGGCAAGTCCAGACTAGAGACAGCTCGTAAGTTAGGCATACACTTTAGGGTGGTTAGACGATTATCAATAGAGGATGGAATACATGCAGCGAGGGCCATACTACCCAAATGTTACTTTGAGAAGACGAACACAAAGGATGGCTTACAAGCACTCAGAAGGTATAGGAAGGAATTCGATGAGAAGAAGGGTATATACAAGCCCCACCCACTCCACGATTGGTCAAGTCACTACGCAGATGCCTTCAGATACTTTGCCATTGCCTTTAGAGACAGAAGCAAACAACAAAGAATAGGACAACCACAAGCAAACATATCATGGCTGACAGCATAAAACTTGATTACTTTATAGCCTTTGGAGATTCAGACGTTCCGCATTTCTGGGATGTATTTACTCGTAAAGGGTTTAGGCATTGCTGTGTCTTTAAATGGGATGGCTTCAATTGGATATTGGTTGACCCATTAGGACAATGCTTAGATATTAATGTTATGCCATATACAAGCGAAGATGATGTGCCACATTTGTTTGAGTCTACTGGATGGAAAGTAATCAGATACAAGAAAAACATTAAACCAAAGTTTATCTTCAGGGGGATGCTTACATGCGTAACAGTATGCAAGCAAGTCTTGGGAATAAAAGCATGCTGGGTAGTAACACCTTGGCAATTACACAACTATTTAAAAAGGAGAAGTACATGAAAGTATTGCCTAGCTACAATTTAGCATGGCTGGAAAACAAACTGACATTTGGATTTGGTGGTAAATCATCAATGCCAGCTGGCCCACAATCTAAAGCAGATATAGCAGCAGGAGGTTTTAGACCAAAAGGTTATATTGCACCAAGAAAACAGGTGAACGCTGCCAATCCACATAGTGATGCTGCAACACCGCAAGGTCAAAGGTCAGCCGTTACCAGTAAACAAACAGCTGACCGTAACACAATGAGAAGAGCTGATGCTGCTATAAGAAGGCGAAGAACTAAACCTTCTTTGTTGAATGATAATTCATATTCAAGCACATTAGGATAACAATTAAACAAGGAGAAATACATGAAATATTTATTACCTAGCTTTAACAGGGAATGGCTAGAAAACAAACTAACATTTGGCTTTAGAAGTAGGTCATCAGCACCAGCACCAGCACCAAAGCCTGAGAAATCAAAAGTTGAAGTGGATGCTGACAACAGAAGAGACTCTGAGCTTAGAGAAGAAAAAGCTTATGAGAAAAAATCTACAAGTCGTGCAAAACAAAGAAGACGTGGTAGACGCTCTTTAATAAGTAAAGACAATGATGAAAGAGGGCTTTCAGACACACTAGGATAATATTATGCCAACATATAAGAAAAGCTCAGAGCGTACTGATGCTTTAGTTAAGCGATATGAAGTCGCTAAACAACATCGTAGCTCATGGGAATCACACTGGAAAGAGTGTTATGAGTACGCACTACCTCAAAGGGAAGTGTTTAGTCAACATACCGAAGGTGCAAAAAAGAATAACAAAATATACGACTCAACAGCATTGATAGGTACACAGCGTTTTGCATCAAGACTACAGTCTACTTTAGTTCCTCCATTTAAGAAGTGGGCTAAGTTGTCTGCTGGAACTGCAATGCCTAAAGAGTATGAACACAGGATTAACAAAGGTTTAGAGTTGATGACCGATAGACTGTTTAGTTATATAAATCAATCTAACTTAGCTACTGAGGTTCATGAAGCATTTCTGGACTTAGCAGTAGGAACAGGAGCATTACTGCTTGATGAAGGTGAAGGTGATGACTTACTGAAGTTTACAGCAGTGCCATTAAAAGAGTTACTTGTTGAAGATGGCCCTCATGGAACGATTGAGACTGTTTTCAGATTACACAAACATCCAGCACGCAACATTAAACAAGTCTGGAAGAAGGGTAAATGCTCTGAAGCTGTTAACGAGATGATGAAGACTAAGCCAGATGAGCTTGTTCCTATCATTGAAGCCACTGTTTACAATCCTGACAAGAAGGTTTATGAGTATGTCATTATAGAAGAAGGCACTAAGCACGTCATCTTTGAAGACTACTTTGAGGTTTCTCCTTGGATTGTGTTTCGTTGGTCTAAGGTGGCTGGTGAAAGATATGGTCGTGGGCCTATCATGACAGCACTGCCTGACATCAAGACAGCCAATGAGGTTGTTAAGTTTGTACTCAAGAACGCTGAGAAAGAGATTGTCGGTGTTTATACAGCTGTGGATGATGGAGTTCTTAATCCTTGGACAGTAAACATTAAGTCTGGAGCAGTGATACCAGTTGCAGCTGAAGGTTCTTTATCGCCTTTACAGTCTGGTGGTAACTTTAATGTCAGTGAGTTAGTGTTACAAGACTTACGTGAAAACATTAAGAAGGCATTGTTTCATGACCAGCTTGGCCCAATAGAAGGCCCAACAAAGTCAGCTACTGAAGTTTCAATCAGACAACAAGAGCTTATGTCAGACATTGGTTCATCGTTTGGTCGATTACAAATGGAATTCATTAACAAGCTTATAAAAAGAGCTATTGATATTCTTGTACGAAACGGAAAGCTCAAACCAATCAAGGTTGGTAATCAAGAAGTTGAGATTAAAGTTGTGTCACCATTAGCACAGCAACAAGATATGGATGAGGTTAACAAGTTAGCTCAGTTCGTTCAGTTTGCAATGATGGTTGGTGAAGATGCTGTAAGAGTTGGTCTTGACCTTGAAGCGTTCCCAGAGCATATCGCTAAACTGCTTGGTGTTGACCCTGACTTAGTAAGAGACAAACAAGAACGTGAAGCAATGAAGCAGCAAATGCAAGAAGAGGCAGCAATGGCTCAAGCAGCAGAAGCAGCAACTAAGAACCCTGAGTTAGCTCAACAAGCCATGGAGCAAATGGGTGGATAAAGACTTTGACGCAATGATAGCTCGGTTATTTAAAACTCCTGATGGTAAGAAAGTTTTAAGCCATTGGGAGGAGCGTTATATCAAAGCTCCTGTCTGTGTTCCTACTCAGCCAGCTGAACAAGGATATTACAGAGAGGGGCAAAACAGTGTGATTCGCACTATACAAAATGCCATT